GTCTGTCAGCGGCCTGAAGCCGGTATTAATACCATCGCCGAATACTTCCACAATAGCAGTATCTGTGCCAGCAAGGGACGCATACAGAACCAGAGCGCCATATCCCGTTCCATCAGAAACACAGTTTCTGATGCCTAGTCCTGCGTTAAGTATCTTGGAGCCAGTGTTAGTGCCCGAGAGACGTAACGTCTCTAGTGCGGCTGTTGATGAAGCTCCCAGACTATTAATAAACCCGCGAAGTCCTCGCTCTTGGGTGAATAGGGTATTGCTATACCCTTTGTAGAACCGGCCAGCCAGAGTTGTTAAATCGAGTTCCTTCCCTTCCTCATAGTAGTTCAGGTCATTATTAAGTACATACGGCGTGACGTTACTGGCACCTTTCCACTGGAGGCCATTAATATCGCAGCGCATGAAGTCCCCAAACGTGTACGCCACCTGATCAGTCAGCGAAGTATCGACGTACATACCTGCGTAGCAACCGTTGACAGATATAACGTCAGTAGTACGACCACGGGAACCAAACTCGAAAGCCTTGTACATGCACTGCTGCACAATAGCCCCCTTAACCTGGCTTCCTGATGCGTAGGGCATCCATACGCCACGACCGTCAGCACGCACCACCTGAAGCCCTGACAAATCAATCGGTGTCGCCGTATTGGATTTAAACCCGTAAACGTTGCCGTCTTTTCGCTGCTTAGGAATGTAGTTGTTGCGATAGTAAGATGATACCCAGCCTTGCCAATCTGATGGTATGCCGAGTTATCATCGTCGCTGATTGTGATACCACGCATAACGTTATCAATTTTGGCGTCAACAATGGATACGCCTTTACCACCACAGATAATTCCGTCAGCTGCGCCAATAATAGACGCATGGATGATCCGCATCTGCTCTACGGTACGCGTTACGCCGTCGTCGAGGCCAACTTGAATACCTTTGGCTACTGCATCACAATAGTGGTTCACTCGTTTTGAGATCCCTGCGAAATCACAAGCCCACGTCCAGTATGGGTAACTGTCGAAGTTTTCTGTTACACCTCCGGCACCCATGCGTGTTACGGTATATCCACGATTCAATAGAGAACCAGCTATTCCCCCAAAATGCACTAACTGTGCATCTTTAATATCTATCCAGTGATATGCATTAATGAAGAATACATTATCAAAAACAACACGCATGGCCTTGTCGGCAATAAACGCCGGAGGAAACACCGTCGGTTGGTAGTAGATATCACCATCGATATCAGCTGTGGTGCCCAGTTCCCAGTCTTTCCAGTCCTGTTCTGGGTAGTAGATAGTGCATCCAACAATCCCACATAGGCTACTGGCGTAACCAGAGCCAGAGTTTGACAAGGTAATCCCGTTTGCCGCCGCAGCCCCTGTGAGATGAAGAACGGTCCCTTCAGTCTCAAGTGACAATGCACCAGAAGACCCATCTCTGGTTTTCAGTTTAATATCTGGTAAATGGGTTTTGTTAGATCCATATACCAAGAAATTAGAAAAATCATCGGTGTCATGTAACCCAAAGTGACCATAGGGCAAATTAACATGCTCATGCCCTGCTGCTTTGGCTGCCGTTATCGCATTATCTATATTGACAACCTGCACCCGGTTTTCCAGCAGCTTAATTTCATCACTTGACATAAAGTTGGTAATGGATACTTGCTTTAGCGCCCCATAAACCAGGTTCACTCCTGAACCTGCTTCGCCTGAACCCAGGTCTGAGCGAATTGCTGCATCTCCAATGTTCGACCATTTTCCCGTAGGGTTTTCCGCCGACCACACCCCGCCATCGTTCTCCGGAGAATCCCCGGCAATGACGTGCTCAAGCTCACCAAGGTATTTGTACCAGGAGCCATTGTAGTAAACGATTTGCTGGCGATTATCGACCGTGAGGCCAGTCGCCCAGTTTCCCAGCTCCTGCCAGCCAATAGATGCAACCGCCTGCTCGCCACGCCCCGTGATATACGTGATGAAGCGACTGAAGATCATCTCCATGCCGTGCCAGGTTTTGCGCAGTACACCAAAGCGATCAGGTAATGATTCCGATTCCCGGCCATTGACTAACTTATCGAGGTTAGTTGCATTCTTAAGCAATACCTCTGGTGATGACGAGCCAAGTTTTTCGATGTTGGCCATACATTGTGCTCCAAAAATGAAAAAACCCGCCGAAGCGGGTGAATTGATTTTTTTGAAAATTGCTAAGCTACGTCGCCAGGGTATGTAGCGTCGTCGTATGCGTAAAAGATTTCTTTATATTCCGGGGCTGTGACCTGGCAAGTACAGTCATCAGACGGGACAATTTCCTGAACGATACCGTGCCGCGCCCCCTTCTCACTGTCACAAAACAACAGGCGAGGTAATTCAACATCCGGATCATCCATAATCCAGTCTTCCGGGTGCAGGTCGTCGTTGTACGGTATAGTAAGGGTGAAGTCATCGACACGTGTCGGCGTTAGCAAACGAGTCGACGGCCGCCCCCCCTGAAACTGAATCCAGCAGCGCGGATTAGCATAGCTCCAGTCAAGAAGCTCAGTGACTGTTAACGTGATAACTTCATCATCGAATGTCACGCCTTCTATCAGACAGCTGATTGTTTTACCCGTCGGAATATCATCAGAAAGAATGATGTGATCGCCAAACTGATAGCACCAGCCAAGAAGCTCAGTTGTGCATTCATAGGTCCTGCGCTGGTGCAAATACTTCATAAGCCTGCGCATCCCTATCCGGTAAGCACGATCTGCAGTCATTACAATACCCAGTGAGTACGACTCCACTTTGCGTGGCACAGGATTATCAGCAGTCCGACACTGAACGATTTCTTCTGCCCAGGTAACCGGATTGATATATGTGACGTCAACACCGTCATAATCATCATCGGAAGGGGCCCTGAATGAGGTCTGCATTTCTTCAACCGTATCCTGAGGGGTAATGATCCCGGTCCAGTTTTTGACGCCTTCACGCCCGGCAGACAAGAGCCCGTCTGACAACAAAAAATAACTCATGCCTGCTTCAGTGATTTTGTCGAAAATATCTTTCGCTGAAGCACTGTCGCTGCTTGCCTCATAGTCAAAATACTCTCCCCTTGGCGTCCACCAGGCAGTTTCAAGAGCATTTATTGCAGAGGTGTCGAGCTGATTAGCATTAAATCCAAGACTATTTGCCACATGACGGAATGCGCCGCTTATAGTTCTGTTACCTCCACTGTCATATTCACGGGTAGCGACCACGCTGACGCGCCTGTCGGACTGTGCCGCCAGCTTCCCTCCGGTTTCAACGGTAATTGCCCAGGTTGTTACACCTGAGTAGGATACCGGTCTTGCCAGAAGCCTCCCTCTCAAAGCCTGCCAGTACATATTGTCGCGCGCGTTATTACTGCCCTGCTCATTGCGTCGACGACAGCGAACCTCTACCAGCCCCGGAGAACTGAGGGTGATCCGCTCAGTGAAACCTAACCCGTTGATGTTTTTAAGCGCGTACTCTCCCTGGTGACTCACCCACCCCGATCCGGAACCGTAGACGCGATACTGAATCTCCCACTCAACATGCCGGAGCCGCTTTTTCCCCTTACTGTCGAAGCCACAGATGCCGTTCGGGAAGGAGAAATTCACCTCGAATGCATCCACCACTTCATTCTCAGGGCATACGAGGAAAGGCCCCAGCCAGCTCAGCGTGTCATTGAGTCCGGTGGCCTCATAGTCGATCATCGTCCTGGCGATGAATCCCGGCCATGACTCATCAACGGCACCGGAAACCAGGCGCGCCACTGTCGCCGTTGTGCCGTCTGACGAGACGATCTGGTATTCGTTGCCACGGTGAGCAAGTGAAAGCCGTTGCACACCTTCAGGCATGCCCGAGAATGCGGTTCCCGTAGTGCTGTTATACGCAAGCGTCACGTTTGCCGTTACCGCCGGGCTGCCGCCGGTTGATGCCGTGCCGGAGTTGTAAACCGGGGCATCACCGAAAACGGCTGCAGGCAGCGAGGAGGATGTGATTGCCCCACCAACGAACGGACTGGCCGCCTCGGTTATCAGTACGGTACCGCCGTTGTCCCGTGCGACCAGGCCGGAGCCAGTGAGCCCCTCGGTGATAGCCGCCAGCAGTCCCGACATCGAGATGTAGTTCGCTACCAGCGACACCGTATAGGTGGTGCCCTGCCATGTGATCATGAACGTACTGGAGCTGTTCGAAAAATCGTAGGTGACGGGAGCCGCACTGGCCTGAATTTTTTGCTGCACTGCCACCCTCGCCAGGCACCGCATCCTGACCCGGGGTATAGGACGCAATGACGAGGTCATAATCAACACTGTTGAAACTCAGCGTCACCGGCATACCCGCTACGGGAGCAAGTTCGGTAAGCAATGAGCTGGCAAAAACACTGTAACCAGAAGAGGTGGAGATCAGATAATTTGTCGGCGCCTTAATTTCAACTATGGCCCCCGTTATCCAGCTGTCCGGGAGAGAATTATCATCCTCGTCGTCATCGTCGCCATCATCCGTATCAAGACCTGTAAATGTTACAGATGCACCAGAAACAGTCATGCTGTCAGCAATAATATCGTCGGAATCAGGTGAGGTCTGGGCCATATCCAGCCCTGTTCCGCTTGATGTTCCGCCGACTTCTGTCGAGTTGAACCAGTTTTCACTTCGCGGATCAGAAGATACGTCCTCTCCTGGCTGGTACACCTTATCGCTGAAACCATCACCCAGCGAGGCTGCCGGGGTTTCTCCAATCCGTTTATCTCCTCCCGTAAACGAAAATCTCCCCTGCCCGACACAAAGAAACATTTCGACCGTCATTCGCGTTGGATCATCGGGGTCAAAACGGGTAACCGGCTGCACCAGATAATCAGGATAGATGCGGCATCGACCAAACACCTCACGTATCGGGTCACCTAGTTTTGCCGTGTTAGCTTTTGCTGGATTAAGCTCAAGTGAGCGACCACTCCCCGATGAATAACCACCGAGATCGACTTTCGGCCCGAAGAACAACGAGTAGGCTGCGCTGGCAGCTGAAATCGCAACAGAAACCCAGACAGCAATTTCCAGCCCCGTTCCGTAGGGAACAGGATAAATTCTGACATCACTGTCAGGGCTCAACTGGCAAAGCGGCCACTCATCGGGAGGAAGTGTGCGGCCATTTAATTCAACGGCAACTGGGTGCGATCTGTCCTGGCTGTACCCAGGAACATTTCTGACCATCCATTGATGCAGCGTAATATTGCCGTGCTCATGAGTTTCAAGCGGTTCTCCGGGGAGCCGGGAAGGGTAGATTCTTATCGTCATTGCCAGAACTCCACACGGTTAAACCGACGGACAAATCGCGGAAGAGGTAGAAAGGTGACATTGGTTCCCGGATTACATTCGGCAACCTGCAACTGGCCATCCAGCAAAACAACGATACCAACATGCGTCACGGTTGATCCTGAATAACAAGCAACCCCGGCCCCGATACAAGGCTCACAGCGTGTGAGGGATTTCATAAACTTCCTGGCCTCACGATCGAGCCCTCCCTCATCTTTCGTCACGCCGGAAAAATCCGGCCATAACGGGAGAAGGAGATCGCCGCGGATTTCATTGATAATGCCGAAACAGTCGAGCTCAGGATAAACGCGCCCGCCCTTCAGCCATTTGACCGAAAGGTATTTATCAGAATGGAACATGTGAATACCTCAGGAAGACATATAACGAAGACCGGGATGTTCAGCCAGGTTATAACGATTACGCGGCCAGGCCGTTTTAAGGATGTTCATATATCCGGCAGTTACCTGCACCGCAGTTGCCGTCCACGATCCGGATTTCACATCAAGGGTGTAAGGCGATGCCGCAGGTGCAGATAAATCAGAGGAGATATACCGCCGAAAAGTCAGTGTTGCCGATTTCATTTCGTCCAGAATTCTGTCAATCGCATCGGATACGACACCATCGATGTTACTGATGGAAAATTTCAGATCTTGCGTTCCGTCGGCATTCCTGGCAGGCAATGCTATATCGATAGCACACCCTTCAAACGTTACCTGCTGCCCGTCTTCTAACGAGACAGTAATATTGTCCCACCCGCGGGTAAGCCAGTAGTTCTGATCACCTGCCGTGATCTGCAGCGTGTCGTGAATGACTTCAGAGCCGCTGCTTGCATAAAGTTGCTCAAGAATTGTCATGCTCAGGCCACTCTCTGTTTAGCGCAATATCCAGTAACGACTGACCAGCCAGCCATTCCGGGTAATTCCCCCATCCTGTAGGCGGTAACGGACGCTCCCATAACTCCAGCGTTGCGCTGTACTGCCAGTATTTTGGCGCGACAAGTGTCGGACCTTCGTAAATATCAATGAACCTGGCTTTGTAGGGCTTTACCCCGATCGGAGTCTGGAGCCTCAGATAGAACCAAGACTGTCCGTCTTTCAGTGCGTCCCTGAAAAAGGCCTCAAACACCTGCGCCAGCGCATCAGTCTGAAAAATCCATTTAACCGAGGCCTGGGTGGGTGTTGAGGTGTATCGCCGCCTTTGCCTTGCTCGACCGGACGTCATTTCCGTTCGCAGTAAAGGTGAGATGGGCTTAAAACCGTACCCGTCCATAAGAGGCATGGGCAGGTACTCATCCGGATAGATAATATCCGCCATTAACTTTCCCTCCGGGCAGTCTATCTTGGTTTTTTGGGCTGTAGATTGGAGTAGATGGCGCGTCCGAATTTCTTCTGGGGGTTATTTACTTCAGCAGTGAGTGTGTTGATGATGCGTCGTTCCAGTGCAGCATTCCTTCGATCTACTGCCAGCATTGTTGCGTCGTCAGGTTGCCCGCTAAACGTGCTACGGGCATCAACACTGACCGCGATTCTTGGTTGCGCCTCAATCTGCCTTGCAGCATCCTGGACTGCCGGTGACTCACGTCCAACCGCACGAACCCCCAGCGAACCATCAGCGCCACGGGTAAGCGGCATGATGGCTTCGGGCCCGGCCTCGCCGAATACACCTGCCCCTTTCGCAAACGCAAAATATTGGGGAGTGCTGTAAACACCATTGCTGTAGGCAGAAAGTGACGGAGAATCGTAAACGCCTCCGAGAGCGTTAAATGAAAAATTAGCTCCCGCGCTTTGAATAGCGGTACCACTACTTGCCGCACCGCTGGCACCGCCAAAAAGACTACCGAACAACCCACCCGCTCCGCCGCCAAATGACGCCATAATTGCTTTGGTGATTAACGCCTGTGTTGCCATCTGGATCAGCGTCTTAATCACCGTTTCGCCCAGGGAAGAGAAAATATTAGACATCCCATCTTTAAAAGAAGCAGCGCCTGTCAGGACGTTTGTCAGGTTGTTAGAGATAGAGTTTGTGGTGGCATCCAGAATCTCGCTGGTTGCAGTGGCAGCCATTGAACTCAGATCAGAAGCCTGATCGGCATAGTTCATCAGGGAATCGCTGATTCCCGCGCGCCAGTCTGACTGCTGTTCATCGGTTTTTTGTAATACTCCTCCTGAATATCCAGGCGTTCGGCAAGCGCCGTTTTAAGCGCTTCCGTTTGCTTTTTATACAGGTCTTCGGAAATCTGCCCACGACTGAAATCACGCTGTAAATCACGCTGCTGCCTCAGAAAATCAGCGCGAATTTCCGCCATTTCCTTCATTCGAACACGGGCTTTATCCCCTTGTCCCGCGCCGAGGAAATCGATATTCCCCCTTTCCCGGGCGGCAGCATTACTGTCGGCCAGACCTTCGCGGAATGTTTTTAACTGTTCAGCGATATTTTTCTGATCAATAAGCGCAGCATTGTGTAGCAATGTTTCCTTTTTGGATTTTTCAAGCGAAGATAATTCCCCCTGAGTAACCTGATATTTCATCTTTGCCAGTTCAGTGTTTTGGCTGGAAAGAGCAATTTGCTCCCGTTGCTGTTTAATCAGCCGGGTATAGGTATCTTCGGTTTTCTCCGCCTCGGTTTTCCCATGCCTTCCTTTTGGCTTGGGTTTATTTTCCTGGTTGTTTCTCCATTCATTCAGGCCGTTATTAATCAACTCCTGCCGTCCGGTCTGAAACTGAGGATCGTTAGTTAACCCCAGGTCATCCGCAGCGTAACCCAGTCGCGCGCGTTCTTTGTCCTCTCCTTTGAGTTTTGAAAGCGCCAGGTCACGGCGGCTTTTTTCCAGTGCAGCCGTTTGCTGGGTTGTCAGGTCTACCTGTGGTAAGCGTAGTGGTGCGTTTACCAGCCCCTGCCGGGCCATGAGGAGATTATTTCCGAGACCCAGCAGACGGTTAAATTCAGTATGCTCACCGTTCATCATTAATAACGATTGATATGCTGAATTCTGTTCTGCGGCCTGCTGCCGGATTAATGCTATTCTCCTGTTCTCTATCCCTTCCAGTACCGACTGGATCGACTCAGACTTAGCCTGCATCTGAGTCAGCCTCTCCTGTTCAACGGCCAGAGCGGAAGTCGCTTCTTCCAGACTACGGGTGACCGTTTCAACCGAAGTAAGGTGGTTTATCATGAAACCGCCACTGGTTGTCGGCCCGGGGTTGGACAGAACATACTGATAACCCGCAATCTCTTCCTTCAGGCTTTTTACTTTTGATGCCTGTGCATCAACAAGACGGTTTTGCTCCTCCAGCGCCTGACGGGTTTTGGTCTCATTATCAGAAACTTCGGGCAGGGACATTGATTTTGTCTTTTCACGGACTGCATCAATGGTGTTTGCATATTCCTGAGCGGATAATCTGGCCTGTTCCTGATTCTGGTACATCGTGTACCAGGCACCGGCACCAAGCAGAACCAGCCCTGGAATACCGCCAACGAGGCTTAATGCTCCCCCCATGAGCCGCGAACCTACAGCAGTAACCGAGTTCAGCGCAGTCTGAGCGGATACTCTGGCCTGAATATTACGGTTAAGTGACTCCTGCGCCAGTGAGAGCCGTTTTTCTGCGGCGGCCTGCGCGTCTGTACCCCGCGCCGCTGCCAGTGCCTGCTGGGCACGATAAACTGCAGCACGCGCGCGAGCTGTCGAAACCTGCGTCCCTCTGACCTGGGCTTCAGCTAAAGCTACTTCACTTTTTGCGGCGTTAATAATCCCAGCCGTTGCAGAGCTGGCACCAAGAGCCATATTTCCCAAATATCGGGCTGCGCCAACGGCAACAAGCGCTCCGGCAGCAGTGGCGACCTGATCAATATTGTTGGCTACGCCATGAAGTAATCCGGTCAGGGTATTTGTGGCGCCACTAGCTTCATTAGCTCCACCGACCCATTGCATAAAAGCGTTTTCAACTTTTGTTGCCGACGATGAAACAGTCTGCGGCAATTCACCATATTCATTCCGTAGCTTACCAAGCTGGCTGATGAGGGCTGGCACTACTTTATCAATGGTTAACTGCCCCTGATCCGCCATAGATTTAAGGTCTTTACGCGCAACCCCCATCCCTGCCGCAAGCGCCCGTATAACCCTGTCGCCGCTCTCGTTGACTGCATTGAATTCTTCACCTCTCAGCACGCCCTGCGCCAGAGCCTGGCTAAACTGAGTGATGACCGAACTGGACTCCTGAGCATTCGCGCCAGAAAGTTTTAAACCAGTAGAAATAGCCTCAGTAATATCCAGCACCTGGCTAGAGCTGTAACCATATTCCCGCATTGAGGCTGCTGAACGGGAAAATAAATTAGCGTTGTCAGAAAAAGATGTGCCCGTTTTCTGGCTGATATCCATCAGCTGTTTTTGAGAGCTGGTAAAATCATCAGTTGACTGAGATGCCTGTTTTAAGCGGGCGTTTACTGAATTCCATTCATCAGCCAGGGATATCAAATGCCCCGTAGCAAAAGCACCAGCAAATGCCCCGGTCAATCCAAGTGCGGTAGCCTTTGCTGACTCCATCTGGTCAGTTAGCTCTGCAACAGAACGGCGAGTTTCCCGAACTGAAGCTGCAGCCTGCCTGCCGCCATTCTGCATTGTCTTATAATAGTCAGCCCCCATACGTGACGCGCGGGCTATCTCGGTCTGGAATGACTGAGAGTTAGCAGAAACTTTAATGATAAGTTCACGCAGGGTTGCCATTTCATTTCCTCAGAAACAAAAAGCCCCACATTGTGGGGCTTTTTTATGATTTCAATATTATTAAATTAAACCAGCTTTTTTCCTTGCTTCTTCCAGATAATCTTTTTCTGGTTCCTCTTTTTTATGAGCAAGTGCAATCAGAAGATCAATTTGAGCACTTTGCTTTTCAGAGATTTCTTTAAGCATAGCGATCTGATCATTAGCTCTTACGCTTCCTCTGTTCAGGAAATACCAGATAACAAGATCAATAAGGCGAGCAAAAACAAATAATAATATCCAGCCAGTAGTAGTCATTTAAAGCACTCCGTGTGTCAAAAAAAACAACATAACACCTGTTATGAGTGGCATCCACACGAATTATTACTGGCTATGCTGACGCAGCCAGCAGTGCCGCTTCCAGCCCTGCAAAGGGATCGCCGCCGTCGTTTACCTCAATCTCTTCTGTGCTCCACTGAAGCTGAGCATCTTCAATGGTGACTTTAACGCCCTGCGCTCCGTAAACCGCAGATACCAGCTGAGCATTGAGGATATCGCCGCGAATATCGCCGATTGGGCTGATACGGTCGTACTCAGCCCACATCCTGAATTCGCCAACCGTCATGGTTTGTCGCAGTTCGCCCAGCGTGCGGCCCATCCGGAGCGCCAGCGCCATCAGGAACTGCATGCCAGGCATTTTTACTTTGCTTTAGCATCATCCGCGTCACGAATGAGATCAAGTGCCTGCTTCAACAGCCGGGAATGCACAGGGCCATAGATCGCTTCAACCTGTTCGGTGTCATCGACAGTAAAGACGGGCTGCAGGTCGGTATCCAGCAAAATATCGATGAAAAGCGTGACGTCGGCCCGCATCGTGCGGAAGGCTCGTTCTGAAGGGGTCAGTTCTGGTGCCTCCTGGGGCTCCTGCCCTTCCGGTAGTTTGGGTGGTTCCGGGCTGGCAATGCCCTGCCAGCGAATCCAGGCTTCTGCTGATGGCTCACGAATGATGACTTTGGCGTTATCCCACTCCGGAACGGAGACTTCTTTTTTACGAAAGCCCGCCATCGGTGCCAGTGCCAGTGCTTTAAGACTCGGTTTTGACATTAATTTTATCGCCGGTCTCCCGGCGCTCCGTTAATTGATGGTGACGGTGCAATCAGAAGAAGTGATCACAGTGCCATCGGCATCAGTAACCACGCAGGAATAAACCCCGGCATCACCGGATACAGCGCTGGCTTTCGTAAACGTTGCGCTGGTCTGGCCGCTGACCGTCGAGGTGCCCTTTTTCCAGGCGTAGGTATAAGGTGCCGTACCGCCCTGGACGACCACGCCCATGGTCAGGGCGCTTCCTGCCGCGACCGTTTGGGACGCCGGAAGGTCAGTAGCAAACGACAGAACTCCTGGGGCGTTAATATTGGTGGGTTTACCTTTCAGACGCAGCGAGAACGTTGCAGCAACCACGCCATTGGTTTGAGAATCCCAGGTGTGCTGACGTACCTCAGCGCGCATCAGGAATCCATTACCAGACGGGAAAATAACCTTAAACCCATAAACCCCGTCGTTATCATATGCTTCACGAAGTGCATCCTGCGCCGGGTTGCGGTAGAAGTTACCGGAAAGTGACATTTCAGACGGAGCAGGAAGGCCGTTGATATTTTCCGTTTCATCCGAACAGAGCGTTGTCACGTCAATATCGTTTTTCTGACCAGCGGTAAAGCTTGCCTGTTTGATAGTGCAACTCAGGTTTAACCAGGTTGCGGTATCCAGCTCTGCCGCGGTGACCGGCACAGAGGTAATCATTACTACCGTTTTTTGGGCACGTTCAAATAGTGCTGACATCGCAGCCTCCATAAATGAAAAAACCGCCAGTGGCGGTCGGATTGGATTGGTTTTTGTCAGGCAATGACCGTTATTTCGAGGGTTGCCCGATGAAGATGGGTTGTCGTGTCGTAGCCAGGAATTTTTGTCACCTCGACAGGTGAAAGTACCTGCAGGCGAGCCAGGGCGTCCAGGCGTAACGCTCTGGCTTCGTCATTCGTTTCAGCCCATACATCAACCTGAATGCGCAGTGTCGACTCTGCCTGGCCGCAGAAAACATCCCCGGCAACATCAGTCGGTATCGAGAAAATGACATAGGGAGTGGAAACTGCAGGAAGTCCGTCGCTGCCTAGCGGCACCACATACGGATAAACCCGCCCGTCTGCCAGCGTCGACAGCAGGTCATAGAGATCATCCTCTGTCATTTTGATAACACCTCATCGATAGCCTGATTCATCCGCTGCATCGCCACCTGCGTAGCTTCTTCCATGCGGGTATCAAAAGCTGGGCGAACAAACGGATGTGCAGGCGCTGTAGATGTTCCCAACTCCACGAAGCGCCAGTAAAACGCATTCCGCTTGTTGCTGGCCTTCATTGTATTGTCGCTGTTCCCCGTTCGCGGGTTAACGCCACGAATATGCACCCCAGATGAAATTTCACCGCGACGGCGACTTTTCTGGGTGACGACAACAACGTTTTTTCTTCTTCAGTTTTCCGGATTTCTCAGGAGCGCGATCAATCACCTCCTCGCGGAGCAATTCGGCACCAGCACGGGTCGACTCCCGGAGAACTCTATTATTTTCGGCCTTGCTGAGCGTTTGCAGATCGCGGGCAATATCCTGCAACCCGGAAAAATCCAGATTCACATCAATCATTTTTCGGTCCCCTGTTTGCAGAGAATTTCCAGCCGGGTTCCTTTGATATCCGGAACCGGAGGCCCAGTGACATTCAGGACCGCATCTTTGTATGGTCCATTCAGTACTTTCAAACGGGAAGAAGCTGAGATGTCTGTACGAAAACGCACCCAGACGCGAATGGTGGCATCAGCACGCTCAACGCCAGCGGCTAACAGCTCCCTACCGCTGATCCCTTTAACCTCGGCCCAGATAGTTTTTCCATCAGCCCAGCTTTCTACCGGCTGGCCGGAAGGTGTTTTTGATATTGTGAAGTTCTGAATAGTGACGCGATGCCGTAATCGTCCTGCCTGCATAGTTCCTCCTAGAGCGGAATATAGCGGTACGGCTCTATCAGCGATGTAAAGCCAAATGGGATGCTGGTTTTTGCTGCGTCTGACGACTCTTCTCTGTTTTCATACCAGTGCCCGACAAGCAGCATCAGCGCCAGGAGGATGTCGTCAGCAATCACCAGCCCGTCAGGATCAGTTTCCGGCACTTCTTCTTCATAAAGATGGCGGTTGATGAAGTTCTCCGCCTTTCGGCGCGCGGCACCATAATAGAGCGTAAGCACCTCATCTTCCGTGGTGTCGTCGATATCGATCCGACACTGCGCCCGCAACATCTCAATCGTTGTGCTCATGTGTTTTCCCTGGCCCGCAGCGAACTGCGGGCATAAAAAAAACCGCCGGAGCGGTGGAGGTTGAAGCTGATTATTGCCTTAGCCGCCAGATGCCGGTTTGCCCACCAGCGCCTTAATCGCGCCAGTATCTTCAAGCACACAGTCGAAGCGGTGGAAGGCCAGGAAGCCAGTCTGATCATACTCTGCGTAACGCTCAACCAGCCGTTTCAACGTCATGTAAGTGACACGACGAACGATAAAGCGGTTAAAATCGCCGAAGTAGGCAAATTTGGCACCAGCCGCGATATCAGGAATAGCCTGGTCAACGACATACGGCACCTGCAGAACAGTAGCAGGTGCGCCACCGATAATGTTCGGCAACCAGAGCGGGCGGCCCTGTCCATCCTCCATTTCCTCCACCAGCTGCAACGTTGCATCGTTAAAGGCCCAGCGCACCTTTGGACCGTTACGGTATGCCGGGTCGACAGAGTGCTTCAGTGCGTTCAGCTCTTTCCAGGTAAAGGTGGTCGCTGCTGCGGTATTTTTGGTGCCAGTTACCGACGCTGCCAGCCCTTTAGGCTGCAGCGGGGTGCCGGTGCCGGTCCCTAATACCAGATACTTCGCTTCACCACGTCCGATACGAGTGGCGATACGCGCGGCCAGGAACGCTTCGATATCTACGCCGCTGTCCTGGAGCAGTTCATTGGATACGCGAATGATTTTAGAGGACAGTTTTTTAGCCCCCAGCGTTGCACCGCCGAAAGACACGTCTTCTTCACTGGTTTCAGTGTTTTCGCCCAGCAGTTCACCTTCTTCAGTGGTACCGTCAGAGGTTGCCCAGTCAATGTCCTGGCCGTTGGCGGTATTCAGAATCTGCGCCACACTGGCAATTCCACCGTAATCTTTCAGTGCTTCGACGATCTTATTGCGGAACTGGGTTGGTACGGTGTACCCCCCTTTTTCATCCGGCGTCGTGCCCTGAGCACGCAGCTCCTTTAAAGCCTGGCGTTCTTCAGCGCTCATCTCGCCAAGACCACGGCGCAAAAACGCATTAAACGCCGCAGCACGACGTTCGTTAGCCTGTGCTTCCGGGTTTGCTGGATCACGATTCTGCTGCTGGCGCTGTTCCGGCTCGTTTTCGTGGATATAGTCCTGATCCTGGCGGCGCAGTTCCTCTTCGCGTGCAATACGCTCATCAAGGGCGTCAAGCTCCGATTTTGCAGCGTTCCACTGAGTACGCTGTTCATCGGTCCAGGGGGTATCACCAATTTTGTCATGCAGGGCACGCATATCTTTGGCGATGGTGTTACGTTTTTTGCTTCATTTCATGCAGTTTCATGATTTTTCCTTACGCGTTAAGAAGGGTCAGCAGGCGCTCACGCGCCATTCGTTGATTAATGGCGTTCTTTAGCGCACCGCTGTCGCGCGCCTCCTGCCAGGCTTTCATCGATCGGACGCCGGAGTCAGCCTCCTGATATGCGGGATAAGTCACCGGACTGACATCAAACAGCCGGGAAAACTTCGATATTTCACGAATAACGATCCCTTCATCGTCCTGGTACCAATTTTCACCGTCATGGGATACCCGGAAGGCAAAAGATGACTGGTTAATGTCACCGCGCATCATCGGCGCCAGCACCAGATCGCGGATAGTTTGCGTATCCGGCGCTGTAATGTCGTAACGCAGGCCGCGCTCATCGACAGACAGGGATAGCGTCCCGGCAGCGCTCCGTCCGAGAATAAAGTTGGGGTCATGGTTAAACAGCCCGCGGACATCATCATTCAGCACATCGTCAAATGCTCCGGGCTTGATGATTTCACGGAATCCCCATAGGGGTTCAGAACGGCTGTTGAACACCGAGCCATAGCCCAGAATGCGGGTAGGTTCATCGGTGCGTTGCTCGGCTCTGACCTCCCCGCTGTAACAGCGCGTTTCACGGTCATTCATTGGGCTTGTCCTCGTCGGTTTTAGGTGCCTTAAAATCGTCTGCGGGGTTCGCGGCGTTAACGCTCACCAGCATTTCATCCAGGCCATCTACCGGATTCATGTCTTCGAAGGCTCGCGCTTCATTGCGGCTCATCCAGCCATCAGTGATCGCAAAGTGGTAGAACTGGGCACGTTCCTGCGGGGTCCCGCGTAGCAGGCCTGTCAGGTTAAACCTGACGTAATATCCGGCGGACAGTTCAGCACGGGTGAACAGGCGGCGATTGAGTTCCTGTTCCCAGTTCGTTACCCACGGCATGATCGTGTAGCGGACAAACTGAATGGCCTGCTGGGTAATATTTGAGAAAGTGGCTTTTTCGAGATCGTTAATCATGTGCGCCGGTACATTAAATATCCCGGCAATCATCGACCGGTTCAGCTTCGACATATCAATGATCTGGGCATCAACTGGGGAAACGGTGAGCGCTTTGTAATCCAGCTCTGCCGGGAGAAGCATTGTTTTATTCTCCTGGCTGCGCAAAGCAGCTGTAGCTTTTTGCCACATGCTTTTTAAAACGCCCCCAGCTTTCTTCATTCAGTTGGCTTTTCACCGAAATAATGCCAGCGGGTCGCGCATTACCGTTGAAGAATGAACTGGTATAAGCCTGCCCGCTCATCCCCATACCTATCGTCTCGGCATGCTGCATGATTGGGCTAAGCCCCATTTTCTGGTTGTTACCCAGCGCCCGGATATGCACCATATCGTCGGGATTGACGGCAAACGCCCCCTCTTCGTTGTAAACGCCATAGGTATACCGACCACCAGTGTTAAGCAGTGTCGTTTCCCAGGGCATGCAACATTCCAGCCCGGAAACTTCACCACGACGGGAACGCTTCACCCAGGTGTAACCATTCCCCCAGCCCAAAATATGACGCTGTTTTAACTCACGCCACTTATAGCTGGTCTGCCACATATTCGGCTCATCGTGAACCAGGTAAAACACAGGGTGATCGCGGGCAGCTTCAACCTTGTTATTGGTTTTCCGCATAACATGCAGTGGCATCTGAGCGATATTCGAAGAGATAACGTAAATACAGGCATACACCGCAGCCAGCTTCATCGCCGTTTGCGGGCTGACAAATACGTCTCGGGCAAACACGTTATCGGTTTCTGCCGATTCACTCGTGATCGGAGTAGCCGGGTTTTCCAGTGGTTCACTGCGAAAAAGAGCATCAAGCAGCATTATTCCCCCTCATTGCCGCTAACAGCGCATAAATGAGTAGCAGGGTTCCCGACATCATCAGAGACATCGCCAGCCCGAACTGGAGATACACGCCTGCAGCAAGCGAACCGAACCCGGTAAGCCCGATAACATCAGTGATTAGAGTTTTCATAGAAGTAAAAGGTCTTCGTCAGGATCGATAGTGGACAGGAAGTCAACTTCACCACCACCGTTAACAAGCAAGCGACTCATCGCAATAAACATCGCGACAGGACCGTCAATTTTGTTTTCAGGCGTGGCCTTGTTGGGGAAAATATTCTCGTTTTTGTCTGGTTTGACAGTGACGTTTTGACATCATCCATGTCATCACTGGATTGCCATCGTGATGAAAACGCCCGGCGTAAATTTTCGCCTCGACTTCCTTCATTGCTTCAGACAGGTTTTTAATCGTCTGAGGGACTTCAACAATTGGTACACCTTCAGCTGCTACCGACAAAGCAAACTGAGTGGCACTCCACGGGTCGTATGCAAACTCGTTCAGCGAGTCACCTCGCGCCCATTCGATCGTTTCCTCTTTAATTACTGCATGGTCAACGACATCGCCATCGGTAAACTGAAGAAATCCAGCGAGATTCCATTTTCTGTAAAGGTCCGCCTGCTGCTTGGAACAGGCTTCCAGCCGACCTTCAGGTATCCAGAATCTGGAGCGGACATAAACATCGCCATTTGGAGCAAGCCAGACTTTAACTGCAGCTGAAATATCAATTTTGTTGGAAAGGTCAACGCCGAGCCACATTGACCAGTTGGCTGAAGTGGAGCCGTCCCAGTCGTCACGGCATTTTTCCCAGCGCGCCATATCCATCCATGCTTTTTCACCCTGCACCCAGATATTGAGATGCTTGGTAAAAAACCGACACGCGCCGCCACCTGCTCTTTCGCCTTTTTTGCCAGGCGGCGCATATCGTCCCAACGCTTACATATCCCCAGGCCGGGATTTGCTTTCGGCCAGTTTGCCTCGTCGAAAGGATCGTCCCCCTCATCCAGGGTATAAATCAGCGCAAAATAGCTGTCATCCTTAATTGAAAGTGGGTCAGGGTTATCAAAGTTCTTCAGAACCTTGATTGCATAATCACGTTGCTCGTAGCAGATACCTTCTTTATTAAAACCCGCAGTAGTGATTGCAAAAATAAGGGACTGCAGGCGCGCCCCGGTCGCTGTTTCCAGAACTTCCCAGACGTCACGGGTTTTATGTGCGTGCAGCTCATCAACGATCCCGCAGTGAATATTAAGGCCGTCGAGGTTATTCGCATCACTGGCTACAGGTTCGAATTTTGAGCCCGTCCGCTCCTGGTGAATATTCAGCTTGTTACTACCAAACAAACGGCCCAGTGTTTTCGGAGCCAGCTTAATCATGCGCTTCGCATCATCAAACACGATGCGGGCCTGATCCCTGGTTGTTGCTGCGGAATAAACCTCAGAACCACCCTCACCGTCGGCACCAGTCATATAAAGCCCGATGCCAGACGAAAGCGTTGATTTTGCATTTTTACGCGCTACTTCGTCATAGGCGGTACGAAAGCGGCGTACAAACATGGGGTCGCCATCGTCGTCAAGAATGCTCTCAAACGTTATTTCATCTATCAGCGGGACGACAAACCCGAAAAGGTTAATCAGGATGAAGGTGTGCCAGTCCATCAACTCGATCGGCTTGCCGGTCAAGTGCCCCTTCACATGGGGGACGAAGTTATAAAAATCGAGAACGTGCTGGGCGCGGCCTTCATCAAAATAAACACCGCGCTCCGGGCCGTGCTCTAAATCATGAAAGAACCGCTGGCACGCAAGACGCACCAGTTCGCCAGCAACGATATCGCCAGATACCACGCGCTCGGCGTAGCGGAATCCATCTGCAACGGTTGCCATTCATCATTTGCGCTTTTTAAGAAATTCTTCCAGTGGGTCGGCTTCTGCCGGGCCTTTTTGCACCAACCTTTGATCGGCTGGCAGGTGTCATGCCGAATTCGCTCAGCATCGCTCTGATCCGTTTCCACGCATCAGCCTTCATGACTGCTGCAGGGTGCGGTTTTATCATTCTGATTTCCCGCTCCCCTCCTTCATCTGAATCATCTTCGCTGTAGACGGCATAGGTGTAACCTTCACGATCAAGCGTGTCGCAGTGATGCCGGTATTCAACATAGGCTTCTATCAACAACTCCAGCGCTTTAGCATCCAGCGTGGTCAACACGCCGACGGCATCAAGTTCATCACCAATACGTTTTGAACCAGTACTTACCCTGTTTATCGAAATGTTTCGGTATTGGGGGGACCCTGACGGGGGTTTTGGCTCGTTCTTATTGATCGGGCGCTTGGATGGGTTCCCCTTCACTAAAGCCAGATGTGTCGGGGTTTTCGGTGGTCCTGGCATAATCGAAAACTCCTATTAATCATTGGATGGGGGACCCCAAAAAAAAAAAAAAGTTTTCTAACCTGCGGCGGTGTGAAAAAAGGTTAGGCGGCGGTCCTTTGGACCTTCACCGCCAGGGATTTTACCCCGCCCCCCCTCTGCCTCGGCTCAAATGGGAATCGATATCACTTGAAACGTTCACGCCCGGTTTTCGTTCTGTGACAGGGCCAGCACAGGCTTTCGAGGTTCGAATCATCATCGGTACCCCCATGAGCTTTAGCCTTGATGTGGTCAACCGTCTTTGCTGCGACAGCTCGCCCGCTGCGAAGGCAGTTCTGGCACAAATGGTTGTCGCGCTTCAGGATGTACGCACGTCTGATATCCCACTGGCTACCGTAGCCACGCTCGTGGCGACTCTTTCGCTGTTGATGCTGTTGCCAGCCTTCATTGTGGTGCTTCTCGCAGTAGCCTGAGCGGTCGGTAGTAGTACCGGGGCACCCTCGTTTACGACAAGCCCTTGGTATCAAAGATGGCATTTTTTTTATCCTGTTGTTTTTTTGTATAGATAGAGCAAGAATAACCAAGCTACACACACCAAAAATAAGGAAATAACAATGGGTATATTCGATAAAACTCCGTCAGACAAACGGGGAGTGATTGATTACGGTAAAGAAAAGAAAGGTGGCGGACACGACCACCGACATAATAAGGGAGAGGACCGAACCCCCTCACAGAAGGAAGGTGATAAGAATCGCCGAAAATAGACCTTACCGTGCCCCTTTCGGGGCATTTTTCTTGTTTATGCAGCTAGTCTGAACTGATTCGTTGTGTGCCAGGATGTCGCGCTTGGTCTGCTTATCCAGCACATCGATATCGTGGTCAGTCAGGTAGATGATCCGCACCCAGCTGCAGGCCGTATCAACGACTACCGGGGCGGGTAAACTTTTCGCGCAGCTCCCGATCAACATCGTCATCAGGCATATGGCTAACATTCTGCTGTACATCACTGGCCCCTTTCATGACTTCCGCCTTACGTTCTGCCGCGGCGACGGTGGCGGCGGTGTTCTCTTCGGTACGCTGCTGATCGGCTTTGGCTTCCGCCTTACTGGTCCCGCGAGCATGACCAATGCCGAACGCGCCAGCGATAGCGCCCAGGATGACGACCACCAGCCCAGCAATAATTTCAATATTCACTGCTACGGTCCTTTCAGTTCTTCGGCCTTAGCTTTCAATGCCGGCTGGCGTACATATTGCGAAAGCACCGCCAGCACCACCAGTGCAGGGCTAATCAATGCCACGATGTTTGGAGGCAGAATGTTTTTAATATCCGGTGGCAGCATCGCCCAGGCGTGCAGCGCAGCATCCGGGAACGATTGCGCCCACACGCCAACCAGCGCGCCGATAGCCCCCAGCTTTACAGACCATGTTTCCAGCAGCAGGCTGGCATGGGCAACGAACTCCAGCCGGGTATATTTGCGCAGCAGTAACAGAACGAGCACAGCCACCACCACGAGCAAAGCGAAAATGATCATCTTCATAGCACGCGCTCCTTAACCCAGCCGTAGAGAAAATCCTCGTTGGCTTCGCGACCCTCCGCCAGTTCGAGGTATCTGGCGCCCTGACTGCAGTTCAGCGCACGCAACAGAACCTGTTCACCCTCTTTCCCGCGGGCAGAGAGATATCCCTTAAGCGCAGTGATGGTTCGGGGTCCAATCGCGCCATCCGGGATAAGGTCGGGATAAAGCTTCCCGCGCATATTCAGAGCAGTGAGCCAACGCTGGAAAAACTTACTGGCGACGCTGGGCCCCATGTTCACGCCAGTATCGCAAAGCTCATCTGCCAGTAACGTAGACAAACTCGCCACCTGGTCGAACCGGGGGCCGGTCCAGTAATCGCTCAGCAGGATTTGCTTTGCTGTTTCCCTGGGCAGGTTCCGCATATCACCGGTGTAGCCATGTGCACGGGCGGTTGTTTGCGTGATGCCCCAGCGGGTCGGCCCGCCTTTATCAGAGGGGTGATCGACATAACCCCCTTCCTTTCCGAGGATGCCCTCGATAATTTGATCTGCTGTCATGGTTAAGCCTTGTTATCGCCGCCACCGATACCGAATCGGCCGCCAAGATATTTCATTACAAACGCCCTTATGGCATCTACGCCAACGAACCCCACCCCACCGCCAATGGTGATTGAGAGAGATTTGGGGAAGTCTAAGTATTCAAGCGCCGATGCGAATGTAAGCGTTAGCGCCCCACACAGAAGCCCCTCAAGAAGCATCTTTTTCCAGCCGCCACCGCTATAAGCGATTCGAAGACCCGCCATAACAACTGAGAGCAGTACGGCCCCCAGCGGCGTATCTCCGCGCCACCAGCTCTGCAGCAACTCCAGCAGATCAGGCCAGTTACTCGGGTTAGTAGGCATTTTCATAGTCTCCACCTCCGGGTTAACGGGGTGCTGTGTGAATAAAGGGGGCAGGCCCATCGGGCTGATTTAACAAAGAGCCGTATCGAAGATGATTCCCGTGAGCCTGAAAAAAGAAAGGCCACCCGCAGGCAGCCTTTGAATGCTGTAAGCCTCTGCAAATTGAGGCCTAGGTATCGTTTTAAGTCCGTGGCATAGAAACCACTCTTAACATGCTACATAATAAAATGCGGACCGCGCAAAACTTTTTTTGATAAATTAAAGGTCCACAGCATATTAAGGTTCAATTGTTAACTATTAGTGTACTAAGGAATGTTATGACGAGTGCAGTTGCGGTAAAAAAACCCAAAAAACTACGAATTGGCTTCTATACGAGTAGTTCTGGAACCATTCGAAGCAACTCTGTTGCCAAAGCTGCGATCGATAGCCTTTACAGCACTTGCGTGAATGTAACTAACAATCATTTCGATACTACATATAAAAATAAAAAGTTGAAAATTGCGTTTATAAATAAAGACACTAATGCCAAATATTATTTTGGCTATATGTCTTGCTCAAGAGAAGAGTACCTCCTTCCTTATATTGGCGATGAGCACTGGAAAGAACACAACATCCCATTGGATGATAAAAAATACATTGTCGAGCGTACTTATTTTTTATATTACTATGAAAGCGACATTTTGATCCTTACGCAAAACCATCTTGGTCCAAAGGAATCTGATCTCGCTTATCTTCTTTATAGCCAAAGTGGACAGCCTGGAAACAATTTTTCTTTCCAAGCCATTTGGAAGAAAGAAAGTATTAAAGAACTTCTCGAAACAGGAAGTACACTTAGAAGCTGTGAACTTATCCTCGCTGCTCCACGAAACTTCGATGTGACTAATTATCAGTTAGATAGTTCTTTTTCGAAAGAACTATTAAATATGATGATTGGTCTTGGTGGTACGCATTTAAAAATCAATCTTAGAGGGAGAGCTTCTGGAAGAGTTAAAGTTAAAGGCTACCTTTCTGATGTGATAAAAGATGGTATTAAAGAATTATTAGAAAAAAATGCCGAATATTGTCAAAAAAGCAGCAGTAACACAGCCAAAAAACACTGCTGAGCAGAGTCTGCTTGAACAGGTTCTCATCTCGGGAAAAAATATACATACCGTAAACGGCTATGGCACAGATAGCGATGTGCTCCAAGCGATGATTTCTGCTAAAATTGATAATAATGGTTACCTTATGCAGTACGACATAAGCATTAAGAAGGTATAGTTTATGTTATTGAGATATATAGCAAATATAATAGGAAGCATTTTTTTGACATACTTGTTATTGAAGTATGTTCCTTTAATGCAACATAATGACATTCTCACATCAGCAGGGGTCATCTCTACTGTTTCAGGAATCTTGTTTGGTTTTGTGCTTGCTACTATTTCGATTTTCAGTGCAGCTAGCGCCAATTCAAATGGGGTCTTGAAAGCTTTAAAAAACAACAACATACTTCAAGGTATAGTAACTAATTTATTAGCTGCTGGAGCGACACTAATTACAGCATGCTTAATTTCACTTATTGCCATGTTTGCCAGCGAGCAATTAATTTACAATGACAAAAAATAGAGTTCATATTCATTATTCAATCATTATCACTATTGATAGTAGCAATTATAATGTTTGGGTTTACTTGGCGTAAAATTAATTGGATTTTACCATATATTTAAAAGGGCGTCCGTGCCCTTTTTTTTCAATCCATATCTAATCGTACGTCTAACATAGACAAACAACCATCTATGAAACCTTCAGCCATCTGTATTTCAATACGTATCAGCTTCTCGTCCTTCTTTCGCGCTTTAGCAATTTTCCGCTTCGAGATACCATATAGATAATGCGCAACCAACAGCGAATGCTCATAGGGCTTACGTTTTTGAAGACGCGCTAAGCATCCCTCGATAATAAGAGCGTCATCGTCAGTACATGACTGGCGGGATTTGCTTGTTGGGGGAAGAAGACCTTTGAAACCAGCGGCTATTGATGAGTAATCGACTCCGGAACTATCATTCGCAGCCCATCCACCCCAACGCTCTAAAACTATCTGAATATCACGCATGTTTTCTCCACTGTTCATGCTAAGACGCCGATTGCCAGCGCACGATCCAAAAATCGATACAGCAGCTCCAGCTGTGAGCCGTGCTTCTCCTCAAATGCCACGGTGTCAGCGTGTAACTCGTCGTGGTGCGCTCTGCAAAGCGGCAACACAAACAGGTCATGCGCTTTTGTTCCCATTCCACCTTGTCCGTGGCCTATCAGGTGATGGGGATCATCTGCTTGTTTGTTACAGCAGACACACTGCTGGGACTTAACCCAGCGCGTCCAGCTCTCGTTTACCCAGCGGCGGCGCTTTGGTCGCAGCATGAATGATTCCGGCGTTTCAGGATCTACGCGAAGCCCGAGAATCTTTTTCTGCACCACTTCGCTCGCCGCTGGCTCCGGCACAATATCGCTCTCCTTCATCACTGGTTGATGCTTTATTTCCGGCAATCGCAGGGCTTTCCGGGCCAGCGATTCAGGGATTACGTGCGCCAGATTGTTTATCACCAGCCACCAGCACAACTCTGGGATCGTCAGTTGATGGTCTTCGTTGAACCCCAGCTGTGAGCGGATGACCGTTATCAGCCAGGATACCAGGTTCTCACGCGCAATGCCTGCCAGCGTCTCTGTGTACTGATCACGCACCAGGTTATCGCAGGCCCAGCAAAGGCGGATGCTGCCAGGCTCATGCCGGAACAGCGTAAAAATTTTCGCTGTGCCACGAACCGTGGGGATACTGGCATTCAAAACGACGCTCCAGCTCGGCCTCCAGCGAGCTGATACCACCCGCGCGCAGAATGACGTCTTTGTTTTCGAAGACTGGCTTCAATACCGGGTCTTCTGCCAGTGGCTGCGTGGCGGGAGGGATAGCGCCAGTTGCGTAGTCGCTGTATTTTTCCGGTGCAGGCTCAATCAGTACCCGCCCTCTCCTGAACATCGGCATGAGATCAGCACCTGGGCGAAGAAGAACAACGCCCATGCGTGGGGCAATCTCAGGGGTTAGTAGTGCTCTCATATCATCTCCACGTCAGGCAACTGCACGAAAAACGTCGGATGGTGATTTCTACTTTCCCTTTCTTCACGATGTTCCCCCATTCCACCAGCATGCGCTTAACCTGACTGTCGTCTTCCCAGACGCCTGTTAGAGTCAGGGCATCGAACAGCGCTTTGTTGTAGTTATCGATATCCCGACGGCGCTGATCAGGCGGATACAACACTATGTGAACCTCAGCCAGATCAGAGGATGGCCGGGGAACGGCCCGCAGTTGCTCAATAATCGCCGCTCTCGCTGCCTGCTGGAACTTGCGTCCAGTCTCGCTAACCAGATGCCTGCCTTTCAGCGGTCCCTTGCTCGGGGCGCGCCAGTAACTATTTACGCTTGGTGGAAATGGTAAAGTCAGTTTCATTTAGCCCCCTTAAAGGATCGCTACAACGTCTTTTGCGACTTCCCGCGTACTGCTTTTGCAGGAGATCGAACGGCGCGCGTTGATGAATTGCAGGTTAAAACCGTGCTCCCGGTACAGGTCGAGAACCTTCGGTGCGGATGAGTTAGAAATGACTACCCGAGCCCCACGGTGAAAGGCAGATACACATTGCTTTGCCAGGTCCACCTGGTTATCCCAGTTAAAACCACCAGCGGCGTAGGCGGTGAATCCGGTTGTTCCCGGCATCGGTTCGTAAGGCGGATCGCAGTAAACCACATCCCCTTTCCCGGCCAGGCTGATTGTCCGGCGATAGTCAGCGGTCATGAATACGCAGTTATGCGCCATAGCCGCGAAGGATTTCATTTCGCCCAGCGGGTAATACGGCGCCTTGTAGCCTCCCCAGCCCACATTGAACTTGTTCGCCTGGTTGTAGCGCATCAGGCCATTGAAGCAATGCCGGTTGAGATACAGGAATGCAGCTGCGCGTTCAGTAGCATCCAGCGTCTGAGCGTTGAACTCGGAACGGATCAGCTCATAGCCATCTGGTGACCGCATGTGCTCGAACATCCAGCGGGCCTTCAATTCCACTTCATCCGGCACGACCGCTAACATCTGATACAGATTAATCAGGTCCGGGTTAACGTCCGCCAGCAGATAATCTGCGTGCTTATCGCTGTTCAGGAATACCGCCCCACCACCAACGAATGGCTCTATCAGGCGTTTCCCTGCCGGGATATGCACGAACAGGTCAGCCAGCTGGGTATACTTTCCACCAGCCCATTTCAGAAATGGCTTGCTCATGAGCGGAACCCCGAGTTTTCAGGCAATGAGTAATCAACTCCTTCGAAGCTGGCTCGCGAAATCGACGCCTCCTGGCGGGAGCTATTGAGTGGAACAGAAAGTTTTAACGACAGCTCATCCCATTTTTCCCGAAGTTTCGACGGGCTAAGCACGTTTTTGCACCAGAACGAATCTTTGTTAGCGCGTTTGAAAAGTGAGCAAATTTGTTTATGGGTTCGCCCGTCCTGCATCACCATCAGGCGTACCTCATTCGCCCATGCGGTCCAGTTTGGTTCTTTAGGGCGAACTACCTCACCATCACTTTCAGCAGCCAGTTCGTACATGCTGATAATTTTTTCCCCAAATGAACTCGGCGCAGGTTAAATCGTCCTGGCTGCCCCACTGCCGCTTTGCAGCGCTGTACACCACCGCGTCAGGATGTCGTGATAGAAATTCATCAGCAGAGCCCTGTTCGTCCGGTTGCGAAGCGTCCGGACAAGAAGGATTTATATCTGATGGATCAGTAGTTGATTTTACTGACGGATCCCCCCCAGATTCTGACGGGTCAAAACTGGTTTTTTTGGTGGATTCCGACGCCTCAAATTTTTGAGGGGTCAGTTTTTGACGCATCAGATTTTGACGGTTCAGATTTTGATGTGTCAGATTTTGACGGGTCAGAAGCTGACAGGTGAGAAAATGCCGCTTTCTGTAGTTTGGAAACGTTGAGCTGGTAGACGTTCGATGCATTACGGTTGCCGTTGCGGCGTTGCGTACGGGTGAGCCATCCCTCTTTCTCAAGCGTAGTAATCGCCGTTCTGACAGTACTTTCACCAGCGCCAATCTGACGGGATATAGTCGCGATAGAAGGCCAGCAAACACCCTCATCGTTGCTGAAGTCAGCCAGGCGCGCCATGATTGCCACGCTGGATAGTTTCATCCCCGAAGATGCGCAAGCGTCCCAGACGTATCCTGTTAATTTAGTGCTCATGATCGTCCTTTATTTCTCTGAATTTACGTCTGAATTGCTCGAGGGGGCTAAAGCATTCATGCTCGTACCCTTCACGCAGGTATATAACGCGCTGTGTCTGGGGCTCCCAGCGTATGACCCTGACCGGGACACCGTAGTGATCTCTGAACCATCGGTTGAGCTCTCGCATACTTTCTCCGCCTGGCCGTTAAAGTCCCCTACCACCCACTGAGCAAACTGGTAGCAGACAGGCTCGAACCCGCCTGGTACTCTTACCCCATACACGAACTGCACCGGTCCTGCTCCACCAGGAACTGGCCGCGCTACAAGTTGCGACCTGCGGTATTGTGTTGATAAACTGTTCATGCGTTAGTAATCTCCACTGATAACGAGACGCCACGACGCCAGGAGCTGCAACTCGCTGGCGTCACTTCTTTTTGCGTGCAAACAACGTGATAATTGCCGCGATCTCTTCTTCACGCGCAGCCAGGTGGCGGCGGTGATGCACCATGATTTCTTCAGCTTCATGTCTTTCGATTACCCCATCCTCAAGTGCCTGTTCGATAATCTGATCAACCTGTCCTCTGGCGGCAGAGGTACGCATTGCCCGGCTGAACAAGTCCACGCGATCCAGCTCTTCCAGATGCGGAACATCCACCAGCAGAGCACCACGGCGGCGAGCGAAGTAATCAGCCAGTAACGACGTGTTGGAAATGTCCTCCATCGCTTCCAGCTCGCTGACTTCGAAGAAACGACAGCCGTTTTTCTCGTAGAGGTTGTTGTTGAACTGCGTCACCGTCATTCCCAGTGCGCCAGCCATTGCTTCGCGCCCACCTGGATATGCTTTGCACATCGCTTTGACGGCTTCTTTGAGGTTTGGCTCTACCATATTGATTTTCCTTTTGTAGTTACTTTCAAGCAGCTGAATCTGTAGCCTTTTGGTAAAGTTCAGGTCGAAAAACAAGCTGCCCATTAGTACGATATGCAGCTTCTGCAGCACGACCTTTTGGGATCAGACTGCCCGGTCGTTTTCGCCATTGATAAAAAGCCTCAGGAGAAACACCGAAGAAGTCAGCTGCCTTGTTGGGGGTTCCGAAGAACGTTTCTAACTCTGTTGTTGTCATACACCCTCCTAAATTTATTTAGATATTAAGACCAAAGCAAATTTAGGTCAATTAAAGCTAAGATAATTTAGTTTTCATAACATGGCGAACCACAGTGAGCACATTTGGAAGTCGTTTTAAAATCATTAAGAAAGGATCGTAAGCTTACCCAGAAGCAACTGGGTAAAGTTGTTGGAGTGACAGATGTCACCATTGGATACTGGGAGAAAGACCAAAACATACCCGGAGGAGTCTCGCTGACAAAATTAGCTCGGTATTTTGGTGTTTCTGAGGACTTTCTCCTCACCGGTAAAGAGGAACTCTCCAATGTAGCGCCTGGCAACTTAGGCGCTATGCAGATCCCTATCATAAGTTGGGTTCAAGCAGGAACTTGGACATCTGAAAGTGATGCTCGTAATTTAGAGGGTGCCGTGGATTACATTTTAACAAACGGCGCTCATTCGTTTGGTACCTTCGCTCTTAAGGTACGTGGAAAATCTATGGAGCCAGAGTTCAAAGAGGGAGACACTATCATTGTGGATCCTGACTTGTGTCCTGGTCCTGGGGACTATGTTGTAGCCAAAAACGGTAGTGAATACGCCACTTTTAAAAAATACCGTGCAAGGGGTGTCAACGAAAATGGTGAAGAGGTTTTCGAATTGGTCCCGTTAAACCCTGATTTTGCTGCTTTAAACTCTGCTGTTGAAAAAATTTCCATCATCGGTGTCGTTGTCGAACACCGCCGCCAGATGCGCCGCTAATCCTTTCCTCTACTCTATCAATGGTGAAAACTAAGAATATTTAGTTTATTCACCTTGACCAAAAAACTAAATTATTTTAGATTTCTTTCAGCGGTCGCGAAAACGTGTGATGCACGGAGACGACGCAGCCCAGACGATATCTGAGTGGCTTTAAAAACAGATGGGAGCCGGTGGAAGCCCGGCACACAACAGGAAAAAGCACTGTGTTAGTCAAGAGAGTTTCCAGTGCTTCAGTGCTCTTTCCGTTGTGTGGAGATAACTAACTAATCCTTTGCAGAGGAAACAGAAATGAAATTATCAAAGTTACGTAACGCCATTGTCTATCGGGCTACTTTGCCCAGTATTGAAGCGGTTGAAGGGCACCTGCAGGAATTGCCCTACTCTGAACTTACAGAAACGGAGTTCGCGCGGGCTTCCTTCGTCCCTAATCCGATTACCGGCGAGCTGGTTACGCCAATTACTGGCGGTTATGCAATCGTGGTTCGCCGCGATGAGAAAATAATCCCCCAGCACGTCGTAATGAAAGAAGCCAATGAGCGTATCCAGCGCATCGAAAATGCGTGTGGTCAGAAATTGAAGCGCGCTGACCGTAACAACATTATCCAGGATGCTAAGGTTCAGCTCTGCAAACAGGCATTCATCAAGTCGTCTCTGATCCTGGTTCTGTATAACACTGAAGAAAATCTGCTGATCATTAATTCCGCCAATAAAAATACTGCCAATTTAGTAGGGGCGATGCTGGTTAAAGTGATTGGCTCTGTAAAAACAGTCACGATAAACATCAGTGATATCAAAAACGGCCTGACAACGCGCCTTAAAAACCATCTGGACGGCGAAGAATCAGCGTTTGCCGGTTTTGAGGTAGGTGATTATGTCCAGCTATCCCGCCTGGCAGAACAGAAAGAAGTTATTCGCTACTCTGCGGGGCACACTTCCGTTACCAGTGAAATTCTGGAGAGCCTGAACACAGGTTTTATCGTTGATAACATGGAATTAAGAGGCTGCGGCGTCTCTTTTCTGCTTACAGATAAATTCCATTTCCGGCGGATCGATACCAAGGATAATGATTATTCTGATGATGACGACAAAGCCTACCGCTGGCGTCACCAGGCAGGTACGGACATGTTCCAGTTCTGTAAAGTAATTAACCAGCTTTGTGATCTGCTCGCCTACAAAGAGCCCGAAGAACAAAAACCAGCAGCCTGATTAGAACAGCAGCAATTACCCCATTCTCATGGGTTGGGTTGCTGCACCCTAAATTTACGCGTTGCAGCGCGTCAGATGGAGAACAAAAGATGGCTAAGACAGCAAATCAACTGATTAAACAGGCGTACGAAATAGCCAAAACTATGCCACCAGAACAGGCAGCAATCATCAAGGAACTGGCTACCGTCCTCGATGTTTCGAATGTAGCTCTGCGCCAGACGCGCACCGAACGTGACGCCCTTCTCGCAGAGGTCAAATCATGGGCGAAAGAGTGTGATCGTCTGACCGAGCGACACACCAAGAATCGCACAAATCTACATGTCCTCGAAGCAATGCGCGACTTGAAAGCAATTTGCCCCACCAGCTTCCGTAACGTGGAGGCTCTCTGATGGCTAAAGACTCAAAGGTTGTATACGGCGCCAGCGGCAAAACGAACGTTTTAACGTTCGAACCTGAAAGCCTGCATCTGGTTACCGACAAAACTCACCCACTTTACGATGAACGGGTCCACCTTCCTATCGACGAAGGAATGGTTCTGAACATAAAAGAGCTGGGTGTACTGGAACCTATCATCGTCTGGAAAGACCCTGAAACGGGGCTCACCTGCGTAGTTGTAGGCCGTCAGCGCGTAAAACATACCCTGGAGGCAAATAAACTCCGTCTGAAAGAAGGCAAAGACCCACTGCTTGTTCCCGGAGTCGTTAAGCGCGGATCAGCAAATCAGATGGCTAAATACATGGTTAGCGAAAACGAAATTCGCCGACCTGATACACCGTTGGGCCGGGCTAAAAAAAATGTCAGATGCGCTCGACCGGGGGCTCGATGAGAACGACATTGCGGTGTTGTTTGGCTGCAGCGTTCAGACCGTGCGTGCAACGCTATCCCTGTTGGATGCCACACAAGCCGTCCGGGAAGCGGTGGAGGCTGGAACTGTCACCGTTACCCAGGCGCGTCAGCTTGGTGCGCTCCCACCTGAAGAACAGCGGACAAAAGTGGTAGAAATCGAGCTGGCGACAGCTGGTACCAAAGGCCACGAAAAAGCCCGTCGGCAACGTCAGATACTCGGTGAAGCAAAGCCGCGTATCAAGTCACGCAAGGAAATTGCAAAAGCCCTCGAAGATGCCAGCGGCGAATATGCCGAGGCTCTGCGATGGGTGCTTGGGGAGGCGCAATGAACTTTGAACCTGAAAATTACAGCCGGCGCGCCCTGCTCTGGTTCGCAGCTGTGATCGATATTGCCGGTTGGGTCGCTGTTTTCGTCGTGACCTGGGGTATCTGCATGGTTATTGAATGGTGGGTAGCATGAACAACGACGGATTAACACTCAACCAACTGGCAGAACGTAATGCCGCATTGGTCACCGATGTCGAGAAATTACGTGCCGAGCGCGACCGACTGGCTGCGGAAAACATGGCGATGATTCGCTTGTTGACCGACATAAGCGACAACCACGTTGAATACCTCTCTGAAGGCGAAGGAACCATGTTCGCGGGTGTGCCGCTGGATTATGTTTCAGAAATCAACATGTACGTTTCCCGCGATGTTAATGCTGAAAACCCATTCCCAGCCACCGACCGCATCGTAGCCGGGATTAAGGCTGATGGGGTGGAAGAATTTGCGGCAAAGCTACGCATTCCTGGCGATGACCCGTTTATGGATGCTATTGCAGATAGTGTTGCAGGTGCTGCTGATTCGTACGCCAAGCAACTGCGTGAGGGGGCCAAATGATCCCCGACATTAGTTCGTTAATCACTGCTGGCGCGCTGTTTGTCTCCAACCATTCTGGCGGCAAAGACAGCCAGGCGATGCTCATCAATCTACTTGAGGTCATCCCGCCGAAGCAGCTCGTTGTCGTGCATGCGTCCCTTGGCGCGATGGAATGGCCAGGAGCGCTGGAGCTGGCCCAGAAGCAGGCAGAGGCCGCAGGCATACCGTTCATCGTCGCCCGTGCACACAAGACCCTGCTGGAGATGGTAGAGCGTCGATTCGTGAACCGCCCAGAGGTTCCGAGCTGGCCTTCTGCCAGTACCAGGCAGTGCACCAGTGACCTGAAGCGCGGACCTATCCAACGCGAGGTTAGAGCCTATGCGAAGGCCAACGGGTTCAAGGTCATCGTTAACTGCCTGGGTCTGCGGGCTCAGGAGTCGCCTGGTCGCGCAAAGCGGCAGGCGTTCCGGAAGAACGAGACAGACTCCAATTCAGTTCTGACCTGGTATGAGTGGCTGCCGGTTCATGAGATGAAGGCCGACGAAGTGTTCGCCACCATCCGCGAGACTGGTCAGGAACCGCATTACGCTTACGCGCTGGGCAATGATCGTCTGAGCTGCGTGTTCTGCATCATGGCAAGCCGCAACGATCTGAAGAACGGCGCAACGCATCACCCTGACTTGCTGGAGCAGTATGCGGCACTGGAGGCCCGTACTGGCTACACCATGCACATGAATCGGATCCCGATTAAGGAGCTTGCAGCATGACCAACATCACCGAACTGGCGCAGCGTATGAAGGCTGCAGCAGAGAAAGCGACTCCGGGTCCGTGGTATGTACATGACAAGCCGTGTGAAGACGGCAACTACGGCATTGATACCAGCGATAAAGAATTTCTAGCTGAGGCTGTAGTTTGGTGGGGGTTTGCCCGCCAGAGCATTTGGCGTGAGGAAGACGCAAAATACATCGCCCTGGCTAACCCTGCCAACGTTCTCGCGCTGGTAGAGGCGCTGGAGTATTACAAGTCACGTGAAGAGCGCGTGATAAGTCTGGTGCGCGACAACTCAAAAAGTTGGGATGAGCTGTATCGACAGGTTGAGGCCAAAGGAAAACGAAACGTTGAGCTGGTAGAGGCGCTGGAGAAGACGCGGCAGCGTATCGAGGAACTCGAGTCTGATCTGTCTGAATGGACAGACTGCAAGCACGATGGTGCTACCTACTACGACATGAGCGGCCAAGAACGCTGCGGAAGATGCGGGGCGGACATATGACCATCACTGAAGGATTCTGCGCGGACCTCTACTGCGACTGTGATGGTTGTCAGTCAGGGAAAATCTATCCGCAAGGGCAGGCTGATTTTATTGGCCGGAATATGACCGACATTTCTCAGCAGGCGCGTAAAGCAGGCTGGCGCATCAGCAAAGACCGTCAGCGCTGCTATGCGCCGGGCCACAAAATTTCACGGGGAGCCAACCAATGACCAGCAAATTAACCAGAGAACGACTGGCAAAAATTAAATCATGGCGTGAAACCTACGGCGCCGGAAGCAACGTAATGCTGCCATCTGAAGAAGCGGAAGAGCTGGCCTGCTTGGCGCTGGCCGCAATGGACAGCGAGCCGGTGATACTTTACCGACAGGTCAATCCGGTGAACGGAATGAAGACGTATTGGGCTGAGTTAGACCCGGAGGAATTTAGGCATTTAAAAAAATACACTGATGAAAATGCTGAATTCATGACGCTCTATCGCCACGCGCAGCCAGCGTCGGAACGTGAGCAGGTACGCAGTGCGCATGCCGAGTGGTCACAGGCAACTTTCGGTAATGTCGGCCCGGTTGGCCCGCTGAAGCATCTCAGCAAAGAAGCACTGGAAGCCGCTGAACAGCCCGGCGACCTGTCAGAATGGGCTGATATGCAGTTCCTGCTGTGGGACGCTCAGCGCCGTGCCGGTATTACAGATGAGCAGATTACCCAGGCGATGATCGATAAGCTGGCGGTAAACAAGCAGCGCTCATGGCCGGAGCCAAAAGACGGGGAACCAAGGCTGCACATCAAAGAACGATCTCGTAAAAAAGTAGTAAGCGTACAGCGTGAACCGTCTGGTCATAATCTGAAGCATCCGACAAAGTGGTGTCCACCAAATAAGTAGTGGGAACCAAAGTGTCAGATATGCAGAAAAATATGACTCCCGGCAGGCGTAAAGGCTGCCCTAATTATTCTCCTGAGTTTAAACAGCAACTCGTTGCTGCCTCCTGCGAACCCGGGATATCCATCTCAAAACTGGCGCTTGAAAATGGCATTAATGCCAATCTGCTCTTTAAATGGCGCCAGCAGTGGCGCGAGGGAAAGCTGCTATTACCTTCCTCTGAGAGTCCTCAGTTACTTCCTGTGACTCTCGATGCCACCGCCGTACAACCAGAACCGCCCGCTGAGGACTCAGAGCTCAGCATCTGCTGTGAGGTAACGTTCCGGCACGGGACACTCCGCCTCAACGGCACTGTCAGCGAAAAGCTTCTGACTCTGCTGATACAGGAACTGAAGCGATGATCCCGCTACCAACAGGCACCAAAATCTGGCTGGTTGCCGGTATTACCGATATGAGAAACGGCTTCAACGGGCTGGCTGCAAAAGTGCAGACGGCGCTGAAAGACGAACCGATGTCCGGCCATGTCTTCATCTTCCGGGGCCGCAGCGGCAGTCAGGTTAAACTTCTGTGGTCCACCGGCGACGGGCTGTGCCTGCTGACCAAACGGCTGGAGCGCGGGCGCTTCGCCTGGCCGTCAGCTCGCGATGGCAAAGTGTTCCTGACCCCGGCGCAGCTGGCAATGCTGCTGGAAGGCATCGACTGGCGACAGCCGAAGCGGTTGCTGACCTCCCTGACCATGCTGTAG